GAAACTCTTGTTAAGCAATAGCCCTAAACAATACTTATCTTCAGATATCCTTTTCAAAACTTTTGCTGGATATTCTACGAGCTGATCTAAATATGTCTTAGCCAATAGAGATCACCTCAACTTCTTTCGTGACGGCACCATAGGTTTCGGATTTATCGAAGCACTCCAATAGCAAAACCTTGCCAATCAGAGAGTCATCCATAGCGACACTCAAAGTGACGCCATAATCTCCGTTACCAACGATGTTAACTCCGTCAAGCGCAGGCTGAACCTTCCACTCGGGGAGCAAACCATCAAGGGCATTCACCTTATAAGTACGCCCCGTTCCGACACGAATAGTATCCCTTCCTTCAAGGAAGAGATCTGTGACAGGCTCTTCTTCTGATGATGTAGCGAAGTAATCACAAATCATCAAATCGATATTGTCTTTTTCTTCGTTATACAAATCATCCGTTAGCCCAAATGCAAGCAAATGGCTTCCCTTACCATAGTTTCTACTCTTGGTATCGAGCCAACAAATCTTGCCGACATCGATAATAGGCTTACCGTTTGCATCGTAAATTGTATCTATAGCCAAACGCTTGTCAACGCATAGCGCCTTACTGTCTTCGTCCATAGAAACATAGCAATTGAACGTATTATTTGTGACCGGGATTGCTTTATCGCTTCCTTTTGAATACGAGCCATCGTCAATAATGGCGTGCTTCTTAATGATTTTGCCACTCAAATCTTGATACTTGAATAGCTGATTGCACAGCCAAAGCTCACCGTGAGTAAGTTCATACTCGTCCGTATAGAGCTCCATACAAATCCAATATTCATTGAATACGTAAATCAAGTCGCCAATGCTCATAGTGTCTTCGGGCATAACCGTCAGACGGCATTTGCGAGTATTGCTTCTGGTCGCAATGATCGGTTGTGATACGCCGTTACGCAGAGCGCCTGTTTGATATGAAACGCTATTTTTAAAGGTCTCAATCAAGGTTTTTCTTGCGGAGTCCCTCTCCTGCTCGCGTTCTGCATCACGATTCATTTCCAACCAAGAGCGATATTTGTCAAACCAGTCATTTGTCATTCTTTACTCCCCCGTATGCCACATAAAGGTTGTCGATATTGCGGGTTGAATTCAAGACGATCTTTCTCCATTTCTTGAAGTCAACAGGATGTTTTGACGCATACTGCAAATTGTTGATTACGTACAAGTACTGTTTCTGATTTGCCAAAATCGGATATGTAGTTGTTGCTCCCTCAAGGTTGATAAGCAGAGCCTCAATGTAATCACTAAGGTGATTATCAACGCCTGCCATTTCGTCTTCTTTCATAGGGAGGAGTTTAAACACATCTCCGCGCAAATTTGATAAAAAATTCAAAAGTTGTTCCATATAACACCTCATGCCTTTAGCTTATCGATATTTCCGTACCGAAAGGAATACGTGTTAATTTTACCCGTATATTCTGCGCGAACCGTTTCCCTTACTTCTTTGACAACCTTGAGAAGATTGCCGGGAGAATAAGATGTGTAATCTTTCTGGTGTATGACGTTACGCAAAAGCTCGCTGTTGAGCGTCTTTGCGGAGAACCAGTGAAACGCGATTCCGAGTGACAAAATCTCTATGATTTCATCGTCCAAGTCGTTGTTAAATTGTTCCTCTACCTTATCGTAATCTTTCAAGTCAACACGGCAAGAATGCTGAAAATCAACGACAGCAGATAGCAAGTACTTCTGAAGAGCCGCCTTTTTCAAATACTCGTTGGCGGTATGCAGAAAACCATAATCCGTAATTTTGAAGATCGCCCTTTCGTATATTTCAGAAAATTTCGTTGCCATTTAGCTCTCCTTACTTATCGTCTTCCTCGTCGTGCAAATCGTGAAGTCTGCATCCGAGTGCGTTTTCAAACGCTCTGATGGATCTGATTGAATCCAGAGCGCCATTCTTGATACATTCGTTGAGCGTTACCACGAGGTTTTCCTGAGCGCCAGCGCTCATCATTGCAACTCTCTCTGCAATCTCCTTCTCGTTCCAAGAGCAGATTACACTTACATTGGTAGGCTCGATGTAATTCTGATAGTACTGTGTGATAACGAGAGCTTTGTAAATGTCCGCACAGGTAGCCTCACACTCGGAGCCGTCTGCGACTCCAAGAATAACGAGCCACTGGTTTTTGAAGAACGCAACCTGAGTTGCCTTCATCGCTCTCAAGTCGCCCATAGAAACGATCTGGATATCTCCAGCGCGTAGCCACTCTGTGCTCTCGCCTGTTTTCTTGTTACGATAGAAGAGGCGTCCGAAATATGTACTCTTAACTTTTACAAGTACGCTATCGTCAATTTTGTATGAACCGCTACTTTTTGTAAAATCGAGGGTAGCCGCCTCGGTTGCTTCCAAAACATCTTCGGGAAGCGTGATGTTGTCCTTTTTCTTTTGTGCCATTTATATATCTTCCTTTTATTCAAATTTATTAAAAAGGCAAGCGTGTTCCACACACGCCTGCCTTAAAGTATTTAAGCTATATTAGCCTGCGATGGTGTAGATACCCATCTTCTCAGCGCAGATAACGCCAGTACCGAATGCCTGACCGTAAACATACTCCTGAGTAAGGTCGTTGTTTTCGGTTGCTTCGCGGGTAAGCATAATACCCTCGCCCTCGTTAACCATCTTAACGGGAGCGTCATCACCAGCGATGATGTAGATCTTGGAATCATCGAGGATGAAGTTGGATGTGCCGGGCTTGTGAGCCTGCTTGAGCTGAACCATAGCAGTTCCGTTGAACTTGCCATAGAAGCCCATATTGTAAAGGTCGCTCTTAGCCTCGTCGGAAACGTCGGCGGAAGTTACCTTACGAAGAGCAGTCTTGGTACCGTAGATAGTAGCGGTCTTGCCAGTAGCAGCCTCAACGTGCTCGATGATAGCAAGAAGCTTGTCCTCATCGAAAGTACCAGCATATACGTACTCAGAGCTGAGACCAGCAGTGTTCTCGGTCATACCAGCGATAGCAGCATACGCATCAGCAAGGATGGTCTTCTTGAAAGAGTTTGCAACAGCAGTTACGAACTGGTCGAAGGTGATTCTACCTGCAAGAAGACGACCAAGGTTCTCGTAAACGCGAACGATCTTCATAGAGGTCTTAACGGTAACCTTCTCACCGCCAGAGATTCTCTGACGTCTTACGCCACGGATACCAGCAGCGGCATCTGCAACGATGAACACAGCTTCGCCAGAAGTATAGAACTCGTTAACGTCGCCGCTTGCGGTGTTCTTGTACTCAACGAGACGGAAGATAGGATTCTCATCCTTCAAACCTTCCTCAACGATAGTAGGAATCAATTCCTCAACCGCAGAATAGAGCTCATTTCCGCGAACGAAAGTCTTAGGATTGAGCTTGTCAGATCCGCCGTTCATCTCAATGAACGCCTTGCGAAGAGCCTCGGAAGTCTGACCTTTTGAAAATTCGCCACTCATAGTGCCCTTAATTGCACCGATAGCAATAGTAAGTACATTTTCCATTATGTATTGTTTCTCCTTTCTTTTAATTACGCAACTTCGATTACGTACCACTCGTTCTCGATAAGAACGATCTTACCAACAACGGAAGCAGCACCGGTTGCTTCAGCAACTGCAGAAAGCTTAGTGGTGTCAGTAAGCTCTACAGTAGCGCCCACTTCAAGAGCCGCACCGTCAGCAAAAGCCTCAGCGGTAACGGAGAAGCAGTCATTTGCAACGAATCTGTATCCGCGAGCGATGTCGCCAGCTTCGTTTCTGAACTCTGCGAGAGTGTTGCGAGCCTTGCTCTTAACAACTTCCTCGCTCGCCACGAGGGCGCACTTATAAACATCTGCGTTCTTAGTAGGTGCAGTAGCCTTGCGAACTTCGCGCTCGCCTTCAAGATGGTCGCCAACGAGGACAACGTTACCGTTTTCAACGGGTGCCTCGGTCTCGCCGACCATAAATTTCAAGGACACGAGATCCTTGCCGTTTACAGTACCTGACATATTGTCAGTTCTTACACAAGCATAAGCCATAATTATTTTTTCTCCTTATAAATTTTTATTTTTTAATTGCATCGGGCAGATATTTGCTGAAGAATTCTTCTTCTGCCGTGATAGTTTTTTCGTCTTTTGCGAAGCTCAGAATGGGAATTCTGACTTCAGATACATCGCGCTTCTTAACAATTCCGGACTTACCGCGAACTGCGTAAAGCTTCTCTTTCAAGTCCTCAGCACTTGCAAAATCCATTGCATTGCTGACCACGGTCTGATATTCCTCAACATCAGACAAGTCGGAAAACTCCGCAATAACTGCGGCATATTCCTGTTTTCTTTCAGCTTCTTGTTTTGCACGTTTATACTCAACAAGCTCGGCATACTCTGCTCTCTCCTTGTCAAGTTTTTCTGCCTCTTCAAGAGTCATCCAAACAAGACGAACCTTCTCAAAGCTATCCGCATTAAGCGCGATATCATTTTCGGTTTTGGAGTATGCAAATCTCGCGTAACCATCTACCGTACCCTCGTCGGATGCAAAGTAGTATCCAACGTATACGTGCTGGCTATCGAAATCACAAAGCCAGTAGCTCTTATAGAGAACGTCGTTCCATTCACACAAAGCTGAAATTGCATTGCACAAAGCTCTACGAGTTTCCTCGTTTGTGAGCTCGAACTGGAATTGAGGTGCAGGTTCTCCTTCGCCGGAGCCTGAGCCAGAATTGTCGGTAAACTCGCCTTCGCCAGTAGGTTCACCTTCGGGTTCTCCTGTACCAGCTTCGCCTTCGCCGTCAGTATCATTCTGGGGTTCTGCGGCGGGTTCTCCAGCAGGCTCTCCTGCGGGCTCTCCCTCTCCAGAGGGTTCTCCGTTAGCACTCATCTCTGTAAGGCGTTCTCTCAGCATTTCCTCAGTCATATCTTCCGTAACTTCAAAAGACAACTGCTCAACGCTTTCGATGCCGAACTCTCTTAAAATGCTTTCAATGTTCTCAAGATTCACTAATTTTTGTCCTCCTTTCTCAAAGTTAGGTTTCAACCCATAACTGTCAGCCAACTTGCTCTTAAATTCCTCGAAAAGTTCTTCCCAATTTTCTGCAGTCGAGAAATGGTATGGTTCAACTCTCGCGGACGGGAAGCAAGGACGAACGTTCTTGTCAGGATCATCACTCTTACCCATCAAGCACAGGGCTGAATATCTAAACTTTTTAACCACTGTGTATCCATCTTTATCCACAACTGTTTCCAATGGTTTGATTTCCATACTTTGGTTAAAGTAGATATCGTCATCATATTTGGTATCCAAAAGCTGAGGATACCTACCCGTCCAGAGGATGATGTCTGCAACTTGATATGTTTTAATAGATCCGTCCTTTTCTTCAACCTCTTCGTAATGTACATTGTCCTGATAAGGAACGGTACCATAAGGAACGGTCAACGATCTGAGATAGTACTTGCCGTTTGCGTCTTTCTTAATCTCTTTATCGTGTCCACCCATACGAAGCTCTTCATCTTCCTCGTCTACGAAAATGTGTCCAACTACGGGAATGTTGAACAGCGTAGGCAACGCATCGTCAACTGCCTCTTTCACAATGTCAGACTTGTTGACATTACGACCGGGGCACATAATATAACATTTACACAATGTCATCTCATCGTTGACGGGCTTGACAGGAGTGATTTTCGCAGTAAATCCAACTGATAAATTCATAGGTATTTCTCACTCCTTCTTTAGAAACACACAGTGGTATCTTCGACGAGTAATACATCTCCGCCGTCTTCGCCTTCGCCGAATGTCATATACTTGTTGACCTCGTTCATAAAGGCTTCCGACTCTTCGAAAATGAATACCTCTTGATTGCCATTGATAGTTTCTTTCATATATGAAAAACCGCTATCAGCAAGGCTCATAGCGATCTTCTCATCAAATATTTTTATAAACTTCTTTTCTTCTCTACAATTATCCATACTGTCTACCTCTCGTTATCGGTTTGCATTGGTGTCATTGTCACGAGTGCTTGCTCCATCATCCGAAAGATCTTCGTCTTTCTTCTGAGGGCGTCCCTTTTCTCCGTCTTCTTCGCCGGAGTTATAAGTATTACGCATAGGAACAAGCTCGCCGAACCCGAGCAAATCTTCCTCAAGGAATGTCAAACCTGCAATATCGTACTGAGGAATACCAAGAGCTGCCGCATAGTGGGATTTGCCCAAACCGAATGATGCGGCTTCTTTGTACTCCTTGACAAGTTCGTCTCTATTGAATACGGTTATAGGAAGGAATGTAATTTTGAACTTGATAGTACCCGAGAAGGTAGTCTTCAGGTATCTGTTAAGAACCTTTTCGAGCTGTTTTACAATTCCGAATATGTAGGTTTCATCATTCTTGATTGAAAGCTTGGTAACACCAGACGTATCGTTTGCAACACCGTGCAAAAGACCGGAAGTACCCGCTGTAGACCAGAAATTAGCCACAGATTTTGCAATATCGTCCACGTCGGAAACGCCACTCTTTTGGTCAAAGCTGAACTGATCCATATCAAAAGGAGTGATAGCCAGTCCAACGTTCTCACCAAGCGCGTTGCTCAACTGATTATAATATTTCAAATACAAATCCCAGCCAATCAACGGGTTACCGTTGGTATCGACTGGAACCTTGCCTGTAAGCATTTTGTAGTTTTTCAACTCATTTGCGGTTTCCTGCAAATTTTCGGTGTTTGCAATAGTGTAAAGAGATGGCATAACTGCCGCAAAAGGAGGAACCGAGAAGTCGATGATAGTGTCGTCTGCTTTGACACAGACGGAAATATCGGGCGGAACCTCTTGGTATTTCTCTCCAGTCTGCAAATATTTTGCATACATATCCGTAAAAGCTGCGGGATAAAACTCAAGTTTACCCTGAAGCTTTGTCATATCTACGGCATACAAGAATGTTCCGTTGCATATGGACGTGAGCTTGCAAATGTCGGGATCCAACTTCTGAATAAAGGTGGACGATTTATCAGACCACTTTACTCCGTAGTAAATACCGTCACGCAGGCACACACCTACTACACTTCTCACCAACGACGGAACATCGATAAGCTCCAAGAATTTGGTAACCTTGTAATATTGCTTTGCTATGCTTTCTCTCTTTGCTCCGTTTGTCTTTTCAAATCCGAGGGGAGATATTACGTAGTATCCGTAATACAACCCTGCGTAGTATTGGATAAGCCTTTGATAATGCATAGAAGATAGGTACATATAATTCGATGCATTACGCAGGCTCGTCTCGTTAGACGAGGGTGATTGTAGCCATTTCAGAATATTCTCTTTTGTGTATAGGGAATATGTGTATGACTTTTGAGAAGAGGAATTTTTAGGATTGTAAACGATTTGTTTGATCAGTTCTCTGGCAAAAGACATCGGCATTTCGACAAGAGCGTCTTGCTGTTTTGACTTTTGAGAGGTTGTCGCGGGCTTTTTCTTAGCCGGACGGGAGTTATTTCTTTTATCCATTTCTTCCTCCTTTGCTTAATATTTCTTTTTGATTTGCGGTGCTCTAAACTTGAACACCAGTTGTTCCATCGTTTTCTTCGATTTTTGAACTTGTAGATCTCTTTCTATGATTTTTGCGACGTGGATGTTATAGCTCAAACTACTATATCTATCCTTTCGCATTCCTGCTTTTTCTTTTACTCTGATAACATTGTTGCGCACCTCATACTCAAGCTTAATAAGCTCGTTTATCAGGAGCGATGTATGTATATAAGGCAACTTGAGGTTCAACGCATCTGCGGTGCTAAGATTGTCATATCCGCGCAGTTCTCCGAGAGAATCTTCTGCGGCAAACTCGGAAGTTAGTAACCTAACGCTTCCCTGCTTAAGTGCCTCACGTAGTCCGAGTGCGCATTGAGAGTTAAACTCTTGCGTGCCTTGGACAGACCAAATTACTTTTGGAGCGTCGGGCACCAAGCATCGTTTCGCCAACTCGTCGTTATTACAACAAGATAGCGCTCCGTATGTTGTGCCACTCTCTTGGTCGTATATGTCCGCCATTAAGGCGTCACTAACTCCAAGACCTAAGCCTTTGGTATCCAATACAAGGTAATCACAATCGTAATCCTCAAATAATTTGCGTATTACCAACGCCTGCGCATCTGTACGAAGTCCCTCGTTGTTGTCCGCGTAAACAATGTTGTTTACAAACCTGTTATTAGAGGTGGGCAACATTTGGTTTACAAAGATTGACGTGGCGTCATTCTTATTTTTCGTTGAAGACATAAGTGCAATATCGGCTGAAAGCACTCTGACCTCACCGGGGATCTTCGGCGGGATATACAGTCGTTTGTCTGCAATCTTGTGTCCTGCAAACTTTGGATAAAACGGATATTTGATTACACGATTGCGGTCAATTTCATCAAAGTTATAAAGACCTCCGCTACTCTGTCCGAAGAACAATGCTTCCATTTCCATCTGGAAGGTTATTGCATTAAACGTAGTTTCGGACATTTCGTCCTCGACCTTTGTCTTATCCAATCTTCCCTCTTTGATAGCCAACTGATATGGCATTGCACAACAGAAATAGCTTCTGCCTCGAATCATATTGACTACATACGAGCGTACCAACTCATACGACCAATGTGACTCGTACCAACAAGAGCTTGCATAAAGCTCTTTGGTTTGCTCCTTTGGATAATCCTTGTATTCGGGCTTATCCAAGAAAGCGGGGTGTCTCTGCGATGTCAAGAACTTACGAAGAACGGTGTCGATAATATTCTTATCTACCATACGGAACTCGTCCACGACCAGAACAGTTGCTCTGTTATGTCGTGCTGAGTCTGCCGCCGTTACAACGACAATTCTCGAATCGTTGCGGAAGCTCACGAAAGCGTTAGCTTGGTTAACTTGAACTTCCTCTATCTCAAGCCTCAAGTTTGCGGAACGCGGCATTAGGATTTCTCGGATTTTATCGATGATTTCCGTTGCCTGTTTTCGCGTCTTTGAAGCAAGACATATTCTTGTTTCTGGATATAGGATACAGTGTATGACGCAGAATATAGCAATCAAGAATGATTTACCGCCACCACGGCTCGCTAAGTAAACCACGTTTGAAAAGCGGAACATCATACACAAAATGATCTGCTGAAATCTATCCAGTTTTAAGTTAAGGTAATCCCGGGCAAAGCGGTGTGGATTTGCCCGATAGAATGCTGCCCACACATTCACGCCGTTCATTATTCTGTCGGCTTTGTCTTGTTTGACTTGCGACTCCGTCTGGGAATTACGAGTTATCGTCGCCATCCTTGGTTACCTTATCGCTGAACTTGTCCAAAAGTGAAGTTTCGCCAAGATCATCTTCCTCGTACTCGGGAGGAGTAACGGTGTATTTCGCCATTTCCTCGCGGTACAATTCTTCGTAATCGTTCTTAACGTGAACGAGATTACAAAGATGTCCCAAGAAGAACGTGCTGATGTATCTTTCGATTTCATCTACATCCTTCCATTCCTCATCAGGTTCACCTATAGGACGTTCGGTTTCCCACTTTTTAATGAGAGTTCCGAATGTGTTTTGATCGGCTAATGCGTTATCATTAGTCTGGCTCGGCTTCAAATTACTGGTTCCAAGTAAGTCTTGGAAAGCCTTCATTGCATCGGTGACTTCTTTGGTGCTACCGCGCAACTGTGCTTTTTGGATTGTAAGCTGGGCTATGCACAAGCTCTTAAACAACTCTTCCTGTGCTTTGGTCTTACAATCGTATCTTGTCGTCCAGTCCGTGTACTGGTTGAGCAAGAAGTCGTATTCTTCATCCGTGTATCCAAACCCGAAGAACATAATAGTTTCTTTGGACACGCGGGATGCTCCCGACGTTTCTTCACCGTCAGCCATCTCGTCGGGTGTGATGTCTGACATAGTCATAATCTTATTACTATGGCGGTCTTTAAGGGTATCCAAATATGTGGTTCCCTTCGCTTGGTTAACGTTCATCTTTGAAGGATAAACCAAAACCTTAGACCTGCCTTGGGAAATGTTTTTGGTCATTGCGACAATGTCGCTATTGTAGTACCAATCGAAAAGTCTGCAACAATGCTCAAGTGCGTGCTCTTCGTTTCCAGAATAGAAGCCTACCAATTGCTGATAAAGCTTCTCTACGCAATGTTTGCATATATGTATGTACCCGTTATTGCCTTCATAAAGGAAGGATTTTGACACGGGGAAATTGCCCTTTTGTGTGTTATATTCCTTGCCACAGCAAGTACATCTATATTTTGTATTCGGTTGGTCGTTCTTGATTCTCTCCGGCTTGACGCTGGTGTCAATCTGTATGGGGCTCGAACTTTTGAGCCTTGATTGTTCAGATTTACTGCCACCCATAGGTCGTCCGCCCTTTCCTTTGTTCTCCATAAATCCTCCATTGAGAAATCCCGCCCTATATTAGGCGGGATTAGTCGTCTTCAACATATAGTTCATCGAGATCGTCGCTGTCATCTCTGACAACATAAATCTCTGTGGTTGTCACGGATTCGTGACCTAAAAGCTTTTGCACTACTTTTATGTCAACTCCATCCTCTACTGCAAGCTGGCTTGCACGCGAACTTCTCAACTGGTGAGGATATGCGCGTCTTCCGATGATTTTTGAGAATGTGCTCGTTGCCCAAGTATTAAATAAGGTTTCGCTCACTTGGCGAACTTCTCCACCATAGCGAGTAACAAACATATACTCACACTCATCTTCGCCCCTGTGCTCCACCCATTTCTTGAGCGCTTTCATCGTATCTTCGCCGAAGATAAACTTTCTGACTTTGCCGACGCTACCTGCGCCTTTGCAACGAATGGAATGGGTTTGGTAATAAAGGACTTCCTTTTCTATCTCGTTTCCGTCTTCGTCCGTGACTTTTCTCATCTTCTTGATCGGGCGAGCGTCTACAACACTCTTCAGCAGTTGTCTGCTTTCTGCTCTACGGCACCCAGTATCTAAGGTGAACATAAGGTATGCCACCTTCTGCCACTCCTCACGCTCTGTCAACACCTCGATGAGATGATTGAACTCCTCTTTAGTCAAGGGTTCTTTAGGGTTGACAAATGCTTTGGGAGGTCTTTTAATACTCTTGTTGATAAAATTCCTGAACATAGGATATTCGTCGTGATAATATATCTCTATATACCCGTTCAGCGAGCTAATCGCGGCGCGTTTGTTATTAACGTCCGCAGATGAACATCCGCGATTGACCATCCAGTTCTGAAACTTTTTGTACTCCAATGGCTTGATTTCGAGTTGAGTCTTGTTTCCAAGATTATCTTTAACCCAAACAAACCATATCTTCAAATTCGACTCATAAGCTTTCCTCGTGCGAGGCGATAGCTCAGTAGAGTTCGTTAAAAAGTCTTCAAGGATGGTTCTGTTGAACTCGTGCACATTATCCCATTGCTCAGGCGTAATCTGCTCTAACTTCTTCATATTCCACCCTTTGGTATTTATGTATTTGTTTCGTCGTATGCCACGCCGCTTGGCGTAAATTTGATCATATCTCTCGGGGGCATCGTCATCATTTCGCCCGTAGAAGGATGTTTAACTCTCTTAGGCGCGGTCTTCTTGTGTTTGAAAGAACCGAATCCGTAGATTACAACATCTTCTTTGTCCTGATATATGGTCTCACCGAGGAAGTCAAAAACACTTTGACAAATTGTAGCGGCTTGCTTGTAGCTTACGCCGTATGCCTCGGCATATTTACGACTGAATTCTTTTGCGTTTAACATTAAAAATCTGTTCTCCTTTTCTTCCTATATAAAACTTATCTCATTATTTATCTCAAGCTTACATCATAAATGCACTTTACAGCCTGCGTTTCGCTCGTAATAATAACGCACTGCTCGGGATCTCCGGATATTCTGAGGTCTACACAGTGGTCATCGGAACCAACTACACAGCCAACCTGAACAATCTTCACTCCGTATTGAGTGTCATAAGCGTTGTGGTGGCGGTGGTGCATTATAATAGCATCAGGCTTCTTGCCCGTCATCATCGTCAGCTTGTGCGTGACATTAGAGGGCTTGTCTTTGTCGCCGTGTACGATATAGAACAGCTTGTCATTTCTCGTAACGAACGAATTGATGGAATTGTCGATATATCCATCATTGCAAATCTTCACATCGGAATAGTTCTCAAATTTAATAGAAAGGAAGAAAGGAATTAACGCATCCAGTTCCTCTCCGTTGAGATGTTCTTCCTTGTTGGGACTCATACGCGAATGGTTTCCAGAAACGCTGTGTACTCTCACTTCGCTGAAATGTTTGTGCAACTCCATAATGAAGTCGCCGATGTACGTTGCAGCAATCTTGATCTGCTCTACAACGTTCTCGTTGTTTTGAAGTCTTAAATTGGGATGAATGTTGCCGCTGATGTTGTCACCGCCAAGCACCACTTCACATCTGTTGCAGTGGTGGGTTGACTGGATATTGCGGATTTCATCCAGATATTTGCTCAAACGAGCCTTAAGTATGTCGGTATTGTATTTATTCCAATGATTATCTACCTCGATGCCGACGTGTAAGTCGGATAGGCACACAATCATATCGTCACTACCAACTGTGATAGGAGAAGGAACATAATCAAAGGGTTGAATATCGCGGGCAAATGCACGCTCTATAACTTCGATAAAGGATTCTTTACGAGCTTCTTCTCTGATAGACTTCTGGTAATCAACTCTTTCATCGCTAAGCTTCTGCCTCTCTTTGCGAATTTCTTCCTTTTCTTTTCTTAATAGAGCCAAGTAACCGTTTGTAACTTCGCCCTTCGACTGTTTCTCTCTGAAATATTCGGCAATGAATGCTCCGCCGAAAATAGTTTGTGACGCCTTTCTTAAGGTGTCGCTATGTACGCCAAGATTATATTTATCAACGATCTCTGCCCAGTCCATATCGTTCTGACCGTTCATCTTGCCTTGGATGTCGTCTAAGCAAAGTTCGTATTGTTCTCTACTCAAACCGTATTTTTCAAGTTCTTGGTCTATTTCTACCAAATCCAAATGCCTCCTTGTTTCTTATGTGTCTGCTCTCCTGCCTAATGGCTGTGTGGTACTACCGGCGGGGATCGAACCCGCGATATTGCCGTGAAAGGGCAATGTCTTAGCCACTTGACCACGGTAGCAAATAAGCAAGGACTATGCGCCCCTGCTAATATAAAGAGCTTTTATTTTTTGTCTACTTGTTGGTATACCGCATTCTCTACACCATTTACGAATTGTTTCTGGGTTTACTCCATACTGTAATCCAACATCTTCGAAAGATTTTTGCATTAAAAGTTCCATCAGTTTTGTAGCCGAAGGTCTTTCAATTACTTTTCTGCTATTTACCCGAGCACACGCGGAACACAACTCCGCACCACGTGTCTTAACTGCTCCGCAAATTGCACAGATGGGAGTTTCACCTTTTGTATTAAACTTTGTATCCCTTAAAGGATACTGAAGTTCTGGGTGGTTATGTACGTCCCCTTTATTTATCCTGATTATAGTCCTGCGACTTAAATTGTGTTTTCGAGCAATTATCGAAAACGGCGTATCCGTATTGATTATCTCCGAAATAATTGTTTCAAGCTCTTCTGGCATATATAGCGTGAAATGTGTTCGAGTGCTGCCGTCGCTTTTTAGAACATTATAACCATCGGGAACTACGGTGTTATATTTTTTAATGTAATACTCTTCGAGAGAATTGAGATCTTCTTCTAAGCATTCGCACAGCACTTGAAAATCAAAATTTTCTTTCCCGCACTTTTTAATTGCTCTGCTTATTAAGCTGTCTGTACTTGGACGCATATGCTCGCTCCACCGTCTCTCGATATGAATAGACTGCCCAACGTAAGATTTACCGTTAAGCCTGTTTGTAATTTTATAAATTCCTATCATTTTGCCTCCGATTATGGGTGCCTCTTATATTAAATTAAGGTAGAAGAAGGAGGCTCTTCTTGTCAATGAGTTAATTACTCTCACCTATCTACCTGAATGGCTCCCCCTGTAGGGATCGAACCTACGACATCGCGGTTAACAGCCGCGTGCTCTGCCTAACTGAGCTAAAGGGGAATGTATTGGTTGCGGAGACTGGACTCGAACCAGCGACCTCTGACTTATGAGGACAGCGAGCTACCATCTGCTCTACCCCGCAATATAGCGGCGACACAGAGATCGCCGTTTTCTATTTCTCCCTATACGCCTATTAGATTCTTGCAATTTTTGGTTGCAAAAGTGTCTAAATATGGCGTATAATAGGGCAAAATTTTAAATTTCCACAAACTCTTTGATATAAATCCGTGTTAATTTTAGGGCAAAAAGTTGTAAAAAATTTGATATAAATATATATTTAATGTAGCAAAACCTTCTTATATTTGAACTCATACAAGGTAATATCGCCGTCTTCTGCCTCTTCCAAAGTATATAACGGCTCCTTGCTCGCCTCAATCATTCGGAAGAATGACTCATTAGGCTTGCCGAACAACACTTCAAAAATGAAACGGTACACGTCTTTTGTGTCCTTGTTATCGAGTTCCTTGAGGGTTAAATACATCGTGTATTCACATTCAGACATCTTGTCGATTGCATCAATGCACTCTTGCCTACGCTCGGCAACCTGATTCCAGATCAATTCCTTCTCGTCTTTCTTTTTAGTGTCATAATCGATGTACATTTTTCTTATATCATCCTTCGCTTTGCGGATGATTGTGATGATCTTATCACGTTGGATGCAGTTATAACCACTGCGAACTGCCATCTCGGGCTTGCGAACGATATCCATAAAAGGAACAATCGTCGCTTTGTACTGCCGCGCTTGACGGAAATTTGTTGAGGAAATTATCTTCTGCAGATAATCCATAGGGGTATCAAAATATCTATATCTCGTACCGTCGCTAAGCTCATATCCATTCTCAAGCGTTATCATCTTGAAGAACATAGGCTTCACTTGACGGTTATCATCTTCTATTTTATACTTGGACTTCAACCAAGAAATCTCATTGAAGCTGTTGATTATGTATTCTTTCTTCGCTTTGTCGATTTCAATGCCCGACAAGACTGCAAGCTTGCAAATATCGTTGTAGAGTTCTTCACAATCTTCCATACTCTCACCGCGGTTTAGTCGCTCCCAGTAAAGGCTGTTCAACTGCTGAGAGAGGTTTACGATTTCGCCGATCTTATTGACGCTCGTTTTCACGTCAAGGTCAGCTTTGTGCTCGTGATTGTAACGGCGGGCAGTTTTTTGAGAGTCAACGAAGCACGTTGGGACTTTGAACGCGGAATAATTCTTACGCGCCGCTGCAATAAGAACCTCATTGTCTGTGAGGAGAATACTGTCGGAGTCGTAGTCACAACCGTTTAGTCTTTGCTGAATGTTCTCGTTGATTGCATTCACGTAAACAATCTCGTTAGAAAGATTGAAGTACTTGTCAATATCCTCGTTGGCTACATTCTGTGAAAGAAGAACATTGCCCATCGTGATATGAGGACTTCTGGATGCAAGGATTGTTTTGCCGTACTCAAACTTTGTACTGTGAATGCACCCGGGAGCAATGACTCCTTCGCCTTTAAACGTTCCGATTGCCTGCTGCAGAAGCTCCATACCGTTTCCAAGAAGCGTTGAGTAGTTGCCGTGCAACAAAACGTGACCTTGTTTTAGGTTTCTGATGAAGCCCTTAACGATATCGTTTCGGAACTCTTTGTAGAGCTGAGTCAACGCAAACTGATTATTGATGCCAAGCATCTTGAATACGATGTCGTTTTTGGACTTGAGGGGGTTTAGTTCCCCTTCCATTTCCTCTGCTCTGAAGGGATATCCGATATGGTATCTGAGCACGTCGGGATCTCTACGAACCGCCCCTATATAATCTAAGGAAGGTTTCAATAGTGCCTCAACCTCACCATAGGACAATTGAAGTGTGTTCAGCAATTGATAGTGGCACTGAACCATTCTGCCGTCGAAGAAGTGTGTTTCCTTCTCGTACTTGACGATACCGAATGTACTATCGATGTTCTTTAGCCACTGCTCGATCTTTCCGAACTTCAGATACTTAACACTGCTTGGCGTGGTAATCAGCTTGATTTGCGAGATGTCGGTAGCCAGTGTGAAACCATTGAGCTGGTCAATTCTCTCAATGCCGTTATCAGTGAACCATTTCTGAATATTGGTATTGAATGCGCAAGTCTTAAAGAAACGGTTACGCAAAAGCAACATTCCCTTGTCGGGGTAATCCGTAAACATACTCGTGTCCATCAAGGACTCACCGTCCCAGATACTATTGGAAATCTTCATTTCCTTTCTCTTGGATACGAGCTTACCGTCCTGCGCCTCGACCGCCACAACCTCGTCTGTGAACTTGCTATCATAGTCATCAACAATGAGAATATTCTCGGGCTGAATTTGTATTGTATCAATGATGCTACTCATAGGAAGCGAGATATAAGCTTCCCACGCCGCCAAGTCAATGGGATCGTTCTCTTTAATGGTTAAACCACATCTGTCCCACTTTGCCATTCTTTCCGCAACAACCGCATTTACAAACAAGCATTTTCCTACGCGGCTGCTTCCGCTACTTCTCTTATATCTAACGTAGTGAATACCGTCGCAGACAAATCCGTGCTCGTACAGATACTGTCTTAGGTCACTCTTGTTCATCTCGACGGGGATTGAACCGACCTGCTTATAGTAACCATCCGCGAATGTAAAACATCCGCCGAGCATCTCTTGTGAGATTGGCTCCCTGATTTCCACGTTGGTTTGAATTGCTACGAGCTTACCGTCTTGGATGCACACGCCGTCCTGCATTACGCAGTCTCTGAAAGCATATCCAGAGCGAATGTATGTATTTTTTCCTACCTTATTAAATTCTTTATATGAATACGAGAATTTCACGTTGATAACCATCTGAGTGTACTTCTTCCCGCCGGACACGAAATAGAAGTTTCTCTTACGAGTCTCGCGCTCATACGCTTCTTGGAGCTTGATAGTGTCCAAGCTCCAGTCCAACGCATTCTCAAATTTCTTAAGTGAGATTTTACCTTCTCTGTCTCTTATATCGTAACCAACACCGTTGTTGTTGATTAGGTTCATGGCGGCGTATAGATCCTTCGCCTCCAGTGATAATATCTTAAATGACTTGTTTATAGCCTTATCCTCCTGATTAACCGTTTTGCTCGTCGATCAATTCCTGATACACTTGAGCACGTTCTTTTAAATCTTTTTCATATTCTTCAATAGCGATCTCTTCGTCATCGAGTGGCTCGTAATAATCGCAGTCCACCTCGATGTCGTTATCGCATCTATCTTCGCACTTGTCGTACCAAAAGCAGTTCTTGCAATTCTTCAAGACTTTTTACCTCCTTCGTTCTTTCTCTTTGACCGATGGAGAGCATAAGCGCACTCGCGGTGCGTCGGTACTTTTCTTGCGTTGAAACGCAAAGGCTCCAGATCTCTGCCTTCGGCGAGATTATCTATCCATTCCTGCAATAAATATCTCATTCGTTTGCTGGGAATGTAAATCCAGACTTCCTCGCCCTTACGTACTGCGGAACGGAATATCCACTGCACGAGAACCGAAAGCGCGTACATATCTTGATTCACATCCTCGACGCCGAGCTTCGTCAGATAGTTCTTCATCCACGGTTGCATAAATACGTTTAAGCAATACGCCAAGTAATGGCGATCCGCGAAGTTGTTGCTGGCTCTTTTATTAAAGGTAATAAATCCGTTGGAGTATCCCTTTCCTTTAAGAGCACTGCGATATCTGTTCAAAGTCGTCCACATCTTATCGTCGTTTCCACTCTTCGTGTGTCTAAATATGTTGTATAAGTTATTTTTTAAAATGGTGATATTCGGTTGACCTACCTCGCGGTACACCCTGTCGAACCACCCTGCTGATAACGAAAAGCTCTTGTTGCCGATTTCGTTATGTCTATCATTATAATTTATATGGATCTTATCCCGTAGGTCTACGCGGCGATCCATCTCTTCAAGCGGGCAGAACTGAAAGATACCGTTCTGGCGCTTAGTGCCTATGAGCTGATACTCTACATTGTTTACATCAAAGAAGTATTTCAGCATCTGATATTCAAATAAATAGGTAAGCACGTAAACATCATCGAAACAGTTGAATACATCTATCGGCAACGACCAGAAGTAGAAGGAGCCGTCGTAGTCAACGAGGTTGCGCGACTTGGATATCTGCATAATCTCGCTGAACAGAACTCCCGTGTACTCATCGTCATCCCAGATGACATTGTCATCCTGCTTCTTAGCGATGTTGTTCCGTACAAGAAAATTCACATCTCCGCCGTCGAGATTGACGGGCTGGAATAAATCGATTACCTCATCGAGCACAAGCGTGTAGTGTTGCTCTCGGATGAGCGTTTTAATCTCTTCATTATAACAAGAGAATAAAGCGTGTGTACTGGCGATGTTCTCACCAGCGCGTAAAAGAGAAGGAACATCTTTGAGCTTAGAGTATCCGTTGGTGAACCTCCGTTCCGGGGAAACGAACTTCCGCGCGGCGCAAGAGGTCTTAATCCTCTCTACCTCATCAAGATAAGGCGTTATGAAGATGTATTTTCTCTCTGAGTCATTGTTCATCATATTGATGCAAGACTGTGTTTTACCGGCTCCACAGAGCGCATCACAGACTTTTACAACCATTAAAAATCCTCCGTAAAAAACAAAAATGCAACCCGGGGGGTTGCAAACTGGTTCAAATTAGTCCCTATATAGGGGAAGATTTTTCACTCCCTAAAAAGGAAGGTATACCTTAAAATGCAATTATGCACTTGTCTGTAATCAGCTCTCACTTCGTTCGAGACTCTTGCCAAGAGTGATAAAGACGTAATTGAATCAGTTAGCAGCCCGTATGTGTGGGCGTATTGGTCAGCGAATATCTCTTACAATCTTTATCCTCTGGAATCCTACTGTATATATTATACACCATATTTAGACACTTGTCAAGGGGTTTTTGAAAAATAATTAAAAAAATTTTTGTTGCCGGTGCAAGATCAGGGGTTCTTTCTTTTTATTATTTTTCTTTCTTAAATATCAGCTTTCTGTTATAAGTAAGCTATATAAGCTTCCTTAATCAGTAAGCTAATAAGCTCTCTTATATAGTAAGCTAATAAGCTCTCTTATATAGTAAGCTTATATATTATATATATTATTATATATAGCTATATATAGAAGGGTTGATTTCTATCTTTTATAGTATAGTCGAAAAGACATCCTACCATAGGAGAGATCGCGAGGCTTGGGAACAATCAACCCTTCTCTTCTGTGTTTTACGGATCAAGCGATCTTCTCCGATTATGGGCAAACTTCCCGAATGAGGGTGCCGAGGTGTTCGAAGGGAAAATGGCGTGTGGGTGAGGAGAGGTGGACACCCTCGCGCACGCGAAAAAAGGAAGGGTTTGGCGTGTAAAATCACCCCCTATGGTCGGCGATGTTATCAACGCCAAAAAGATAACATTCGGTCGGCAAGAAAAGGGCAGGTTCTCCCTATGGGAGAAAAACCGCCTTTCTTGAGGGGGTGGAGCGAGTGGGTTCGAGTTGGCGAGTTCCCTCTACGAGGGAAAAGGGCGATTTCCCCTCTCTCCTCGTCCTCTCCCCTCTATTCACCTCAGTGAATAGCCGTCCTCTCGTGCCGTCCGTCCGAGAGCCGAGAGCCGACCTTCTCTCGTCCCGTAAGGGACTCTCTTCCCTCCTTTGTCCTCCCCTCCCTCACCGCCTTGCCGACCTCTGCCGACCGACCGAAAGCCCCAACCCCATAAAGGGGGTTGCCGTCGTCAAGAAGGGGGTAATAGGGGATATTCTCCCCTATAGTCCCCTCCTTCAAAGTGCCGTTCCCGTAGGGAACGAGGTTGCCCTCCCGTGGGTAGCGCAGGCAGCGCCCGCCTCACGCCTCCGCATCACACGAGGCAAGCCGAGCCGAAACCGAAATTTTTTCCCCGAAGGGGAAGTCGAGCCGAAAGTCGAAATTCACAAAAAATTCACAAATCGGCTCTCCCCGTAAGGGGAGTCGAAGCGCCCAAATCCGCAACCCCTAAAGGGGTTGACGAATCGTGCCGACCGTGGTATCATAGATACAGGCGGCAACCCCGACCGCCGACCGACCGAGCCGACAACGGCAAGGCGAAAAATCAAAATCACACAGGGGAGAAAGGCACACACGCCATGAAAAACACACGCAAAAACGCAACCGCAACCACCGCAACCACCACCCGTCCCGTTACCACCGAAGGTGGTAAGCGTAGCCACTTTGACGAGGTACTTGACAAAGTCAAGTATGTCGGTGTCGGCAACGGACTTGACGGCTCCGCCTACACCATCGAAGATGGTGAGGTCGGCTTGGGACTGAACGCACTTGACTGGCTTTGCTACGAAGTAGCAAAGGTGTTCGTGGTCAATCGTGATTACCTGCCCACACATATGCAGGACGCAGTTCGCCGTATCCGCCGAGTGAAACTCGGCACGGATACGAAGCCGGTTATGACGCCCTACATCACCTCTGGTGATGCGTCCATTGACGACCTCCGTTCCACCGTTTGCTTGTCGCTCCTTGCCTCTTTAGAGGCAAACGACCGTGAGAACGCAATCCGCAATGCCTTTAAGGCATTGGATGCCGAAATCGTCCACGACAAGTACGAAGCCCGTGAGTACAAAACTCTTCCGAAGGAAGAGGTTTTGTGCGACGAGGACATCGGCTTGGTGAGGGCACTTATCGAGGGCAACACCTCTTACGAGGTGTCCTTCAAGCAAGACGGTCGCCCCGACCTCGTGGTGAGATACGAAGTATCTCCCGCCCTGCTCGCCATCTTTGACGGAGTCAAAGCGGCACACAAGTTCGCTTTCACGGACAGTATGTGCACGAGGTGGAGAGCGTTTGAGTACTTCGTACTCAACGTCAGCAACAACGAAATCGCCTCTCGGCTTGCTATAAGCAAGCAGAGAGCCTCGGCTCTGAACTGCGAAACTTGCAAGTGGTTTCTTGACGTAGTCAAGAACCTCGACCTCAAGCACCTTGAGGAAATCGCCAAGTGTCCTAAGACACTTGAAACGCTCCGCCACATACAAGCGGCTGCACTTGCCGCCTAAGTCCCGTAGGGACTTAATAACACTCAACCCCGTAGGGCACAAAACCCCTACGGGGTTTTCTCTTTACGTGCGTATATCATACGTGCGTTTTTTTACGCGCGTGCACGTGTGCCCGTCCTTTGGGGATAGGGGTTTGGGGGAAGGGGGAGCAGTGTTCGTGTGCCGACCGAACCCCTAAAGGGGTTGACGGCAGTTCCCTTTGAGTGCCGACCGACCGAGCCGACCGACAACGGCACACGGCACACGGCACACACGAAAGCG